GATGTGGCGAAGGCTCAACACCTTACCTTCAACAATACCTTAAAACAGATAAACGTAAATTAATAAGTTACGACTACTCAAAAGAATGGGCTGATAAATATAAAGCTAATCATGTAACAGATTGGGATTCAATTAACCACGAACAATACTCTGTAATCTTAATCGACCACTCACCAGGAGAAAGAAGATACATTGATATTCAAAAGTTAAAAGATAATTGTGATTACATGATTATTCACGATAGCGAACCAGCAGCTTATGGATATATGTTAGACAAGATTTGGCATTTATTTCCTTATAGAAGAAACTTAATAACTGATGGAGCATGGGCAACTATTGTAAGCACAAAACATGAAATACCTGAAATAAACATAAAAGGTTTTAACATTCAATGATACAACTACTAGCAACTACATACATAATAGCAAAGTTTATTCCTAAACCTTTATGGTTACACAGAAAACCTTTTACGTGTCCGCTTTGCTTAACTTATTGGAGTTTCTTAATTTATCAAATAATTAACTTTACTACTTATTTTGATTTATTGACTATTCCTTTTACCTTTGCATTAATAGCTTCACTCTTTGAACGAATTAACGATAGGTATTTATGAACGAAGAAATAAAGCAATCTTTGTTAAATTGGGAATCAATGGGTAAAAACTATTCACCTACATTTAACTGGAGTGAATTAAACGAAATAGCAATTAAATTAGGAAACAAACCTTTTAATTTAGGATGCTCAGAATGTAGAAGACAATTACTTGAATATTTACTAGCAACAATGAAAGATGGAGCAAGTAAATAACCCTGAACACTACGGAGGTAAACAAAACACCTACGAAGCTATAAAAGTAATTGAAGCATGGGATTTAAACTTTCATTTAGGCAATGTAGTAAAGTATATTAGTAGAGCAGGTAAGAAAGACAAAACTAAACTTAAAGAGGACTTGGAAAAAGCTAAATGGTATTTAGATAGATTTATTGGTACTTTATAAGTAAAAAATAAAGAAAATGGCATCAAATTCCGACATATTAAAAAAACAGATGCTTATAGCCTTAGAAAAGCATTTAAACGTTGTTTCTACAGCTTGTAAGGAAGTTGGTATAAATCGTGATACTCATTATGATTGGTTAAAGAAAGATAAAAACTATAAGAAAGCTGTAAAAGAGATTGACAATGTAGCTTTGGACTTTGCAGAATCAGCTTTGCACCAGCAAATAAAAAAAGGCAATCCACTTTCTACTATGTTCTATTTAAAATGTAAAGCAAAGAAAAGAGGCTACATAGAACAGCAGGATGTGAAGATAACAGGAAATATGAAATTTAAAGCTGACTTTGGCGAAAGCAATACTATACAATCCACATCAGAATCAGAGGAAAATTCATAATGCAATAAATAACGGAACTGAAAAATACTATGTAATAAACATAGGTAGGCAGTTCGGGAAAACTTTATTGGCATTGAATCAGATGTTATTTTGGGCTTTAAATAATAAAGGCTGTAAGATAGCATGGGTTAGTCCTGTTTATAAACAATCTAAGAAAGTATTTGAAGAAACGTTTAAGGCATTTGCTAAGCGAATGGAAATCTACAGAAAGGTTAACCAGTCAGAGTTAATTATAGAATACATTACAGGCTCAACAATTCAATTCTTTAGTGCTGAAAGATACGATAACATTCGAGGTTTCACATTTGATTACTTAGTTTGTGATGAGTTTGCTTTTATGGACGAAAAGGCATGGACTGAAGTATTAAGAGCAACTGTTTTGGTAAAAGGTAAAAAGGTGCTTTTAATTTCAACACCAAAAGGCAAAAACCATTTTTATAAGATGCACCAATTGGATGGCACTAATGAGCAGTACAAGTCTTTCACAATGACTTCATACGACAACCCAATGATTAACCCTTCCGAGATAGACGATGCAAAGTTAACCTTACCTGAAATGATATTTAGGCAGGAATACCTTGCGGAGTTCATTGATGGCTCTGCAATGCTTTTCAATAACCGACAATTAACAGATAACAAATCTTACGGCAAAGCATTTGCAGGTATTGATTTAGGAAGAGCAGACGATTACTCGGTACTATCTATATTCAACGAAAAAGGCGAACAGTTCTACATTGAACGTTGGAGGCATAGCGATTGGTCCACAATAGTAAAGAATATCGCAAACGGTTTAAGGACCAACAATGTCCAAACAGCATTAGTTGAGGTTAACTCTATTGGAGATGTAATCTTTGAAATGCTGCAAAAAGAATGTTCAAGTTATTGCACTATTGAACCATTTGTTACAACTAATCAAAGCAAAAAAGAAATAGTTGAATCTTTGATAGTGGCAAATCAAAACAAAGAGGTTAAATTCTTAAATGTGGATTGGTTAGACAAAGAACTTGAAATGTTTACTTACGAATACAATCCAAAAAGTAGAGTAATTAAATATTCAGCAACAAGTGGATTTCACGATGACGGAGTTATGGCATCATGTTTAAGTTTCCATGCATACTCTAAATACAAAACAGGCAGATACACAATAATATAATTAAAAGGTACTTTTTAAAATGATGACAATTGAATTACCAAATAGCTGGCATGATATCTCAATAGAAAAATTTCCTTTAATCTATGATATTACAAGAGATAAAGATATTGATCCTATTGATAGAGAAATTAGAGTTATTTCCATTTTAACAGGCATTACAGTTGCAGAAGTTGAGAAAATAAGAATCGACCAACTAAAAGAACTTATTAAGAATGTAAACTTTATTTTTAAAATGGAGTTTCCTAATTCAGTTGAGATGTTTAAGCACAATGGTTTTAGGTGGATAGTAAATTATGACATCACTAAACTAAGCGCAGGTGATTTTATAAGTTTAAGCAAACTAACAGAAAGCGAAGAAAGTATTATTGGTAACTTACCTCAATTAGTTGCAATGTTTGTTAAGCCTTATAAACTTAAATGGCTTAAGTTAAAAGAGGTCGAAATGGATTATGCAGAAAAAGTCGAACATATTAAGAGTATAAATGTAGGCATAGTTTATCCTTTATGTGTTTTTTTTTGCAAAGTTATAGAAGGTTTGTATCCTCATATAGAGGATTATTTGGTAAAACAAATGAGCGAAGCGAGAATGACAATGGAGAACCAATTGAACGAACTGAAGAACAAAAACACTTAGATTATTGGAGTTGGTATGTTACATTGGATAGCTTAAGTGGTAAAGATAGAAGTAAATGGGACTTTTACTTAAATATGAATGTAGTTGCTTTTTTAAATTATTTAAGTTACATAAAAGATAGGAATAAATGGCAAAAATAAACCAACAGCAATTTAGTGAGTTAGATAACTTTTTATCTGATGTAGAAAGTAAGCTAACAGGTGAACAGGATATTTATTCTCAAAAAGTAAATGACTTTTTAAAAAGAGTTAAAGATAATTTAGAGAAATACAAGTTTAATGCTTCAGAGAATTTATCTCAATCATTAAAGGCATTACCAATTAAACAAAATCAAAACGGGGTTACAGTAACCATTCAGCTCGAAGATTACTGGGAAGATTTAGAAAAAGGAACACCACCAAAAGGTTACTCAAAAGAAAACAGAAAAAAGCTACAACCTAAGATTTTAGAATGGATAAGTTATAAACCTGAATTACAAAGCATAGCAGGGGACAAAAAAGGGCAAAGGTCGTTATCCTATGCAATAGCAACAAACATACTTAAAAAAGGAACTATTAAAAGATTTGGATATAAAGGTAAACCATTCTTAACTGAAGAAATACCACAATTAGAAAAAGACATAACTCAAGAATTTGAATAATGGCACTAACAATTTACAACACACCTAACAGCTACGCACCCGTTTATAATCAAATGATTTATACTTTGAGTTCAACAAACGTTGCTCAATCTAATTTTCGTTACATAGCAGATATTTATGTAAATGGATCAAGTGATTACACTAGATTAGAAGTAGGCAGAAATCCAAGTAACAACTATGGAACATTTGATGTGGCTGGTATCATTCAAAACTTTTTAACTAGGGATGCTGATGACAATACAACTACATTTAAGCAATGTGTAAACTCAATAGCATCTTACATAGTTCAATTTGGTGAGCAATACGGAGCAAGTAGTGGAATTACTAATTACCCTAACTTAACTACAAGTTCAGGTTATTGTTTTAATGGAGTGTTCAGTCCATTAGACTTTTTAGACTTTGCAACAAACACCTATGTACTTCAAAATAGTTCAAGTCAATTTCTTACTGATAGACCAACTTTTGTATCAAGAACAGGCGAAAAACTTATTTTAGGTTTTATGACTGATGCTGCAAATGAGGCAAAGTTTTTAGAGATTATAACTTTTTATGATGAAGGTACAATATTTAACACAGTTACAGTTGCTAATCCTTTTACAGCTTTAAGCAATAGGCAAGACCGTTCAATCAATGTAAGAGTAGATTATGATTGGCTAACTACATTAGTTAATGCAGACTTGTCAAGTGGTTCAACACCTATCTTCGTTGTTAATTGGGAATATTACGAAGTAAGAATTAAAAATAGTGCAGGAACGATAGTAAGTGAAACAATCCGTATTTATCCTGGCGAAGATATTTGCTCAAAGTACACACCTATCCGTTTTAAGTTTATGAATAACTATGGCCATTATGATTACTTCACTTTTTTAGGGGCCACAAAAAAGAATACAGACATAAAGAGAAACTTATATAAGAGTGATAATAACAAGTGGAGTACATCGG